ACCGGGAAAAGTAAGAGTTATACCTTGCTTCGGGGGGGTAATAGGAGTCCAATACTGTTTCAAGTTGTCTAGGTTCAATGCTGGGCCTGATGCAGTAGATGCTAATTGGGTGACGTCAGTTTCGTTAGGTTCGTAGAAGTTAGCAAGAAAATCGTTCAAAGTGTGTGAATTACCTTTATTAATTATTTGGTCGTGTATCATCCTTCCAATTACTTCTATACTAGTATCGCTTATTTCAAAATGTCTACCATCAAATGTCGATTGAAATGTCATATTTTTCAACCGATCAACAAGATTTTCTAACCTATCACTGATAGAATTTTCTATCATTGGGAATATATCTGTCTTCGGAATAACTTTTTTACCAGCATCTGTTATTGTAAAATTAGCATAAAGTTTACTCATTTTTGTATTATATAATATAAACCTAAAATAATTATTATACATAAATGTCAACCATCACCTTCACACACCCCCCTTCCCTCCCCGACACCATCGCCATTCTCTCGGAGATATGGAATACAAACGCGGCCATCCCCGGCAACGAATATATCCTCGAACGAATCCAAGCCTACGTGAAAACCCAGCTCCCGCAATCCATCAAAAACTACCAGACCGCGCACGCCGAACGCGAAACCCGGAAGAAATCTCTCGCAGTCACCGCCGACGAAATCACGGAGACATTTCTAAACAAGACCAAATATTTCTATTGTCCGGCGTCCGAGTTGTATTTCACGTATAACAACCAGGTCCGATATTCGTTGATACACGAGGATGAGATTCATCACCGCATACTCTCTTTCACCTCTTTCACCTCGTCCACACCCAGCACCTTCGGTGCTTCCGCGGACTCGGTGACTATCTCGGCACCTGTCTCGGAAGCCTCCGGCGCCAACGGCGCCTCCGCATCATCATCCGTCGCCTCGTATGGTGGTGCGACTGCCAGTGCGAATGGTGGAGCGGTTGGTGGAGCGGTTGGTGGCGCGGTTGGTGGCGCGGATATAATCAGTGCGAGTGCGAATGGTGGAGCGAGTGCGAGCACGAGCGCAAGCATTCGCACGAGCGCGAGCGCAAGCATTCGCACGAGCGTTACCACAAGCATTAGGTATAAGATTAAAAACAAAATCATCAAGAGCATCCAATCCCGCGACATTCTCTCTTCCATCCCCGAATCCCGCACCATCCAGAATGTCATCGGGCTCCTCTACCCCGCGCTCTTCCGCACCCGCGATCACGCCAAGTATTTCCTCACCATCCTCGGCGATATTCTGCTAAAGAAGTCCGCGTCCGCGTCGGCTTCCGCTTCCGCTTCCGCGTCCGCTCTCGTCTACTTTGTCCCGCCCCTCGCCAAAGAATTCATCAAAGATCTCGGCGCGGAGTGTGGCGGTATCTTCGGGTTGAACTCCGGTGCGTTTTCCACCGTATTCAAGTTCAAATATTACGAGCACCAGTATAAGGATTGTCGGATTGTGGATATTCACGCCACTGCCACTGCCGCAGCCGCAGCGTCGTCCTCGTCGTCGTCGTCGTCGTCGTCGCCCCCGTCCGCGTCCGCGTCCCTTCTACGTCTCTCGCATATGCCCGATTTGAAATCCGCCGTCATTGACCTATTCTGTGTAGCCGCGCATTATTCGCACCGGTTCGGCAATGCGGACGATTTCTTGCGCCTTCATTGTAAGACACCGGAGGTCGGCGCCCACGCTCGTTTTTTGTGTGAACGCACCGACCAACAAATCATCAGCGAGTTTGTAGAATACGCGACGGAGCCCGCCTCCGCGGACCACGAGATTTCAATGACGAATATGCTGTATCTGTGGAAGATGTATCTCTCGGAGTTTCGTTTGCCGACGATGTTTTTTGCCGCGACATTGCGCGCGAAGTTGGCGGAGTATGCCTCGGCCTCGGCCTCTGCCGTCTCGGACGCATTCCCCCACCGCACCAGTCGCTACCTCCCCGTCGTCAGCCAGTTCCGCCAATTTTGGGGCGATCATTGTGTCGTAAATGATACAGAAATAGAGTTGGAAATTGATGAACTTTCAACACTATTCAAGGACTACGCCGCCGCGTCGGCGTCTGCATCGGACGCGACTCTTCTCGGTATACTCCGCCATTTCTACCCCGATGTCATTATTGAAGACGATAAGTATATCCTAAATGTGGGGTGCGGGCTGTGGAATAAGAACGCCGAAATCAACGAATACCTAGAACAATTCCGCGACCATTGCGTCGCCCTGAATCTCTCGTTCCCCCAACCATTATACAACGCGTATGAATATTATTGCGGGAAGTGCTACTTGGTAGCGAAGCGGCGCATTATTAGCAAGCGGTATTTTGAGAAGTATTTCGTGGAGGAATACGCAGAATACCTGGACGAGAACGGGATGATTACGATAAAGTGGTGGACGGTGGACTACGACGACGAGGCGGAGGCGGAGGCGTATCACGACGACGACGAGGACGAGGACGACGATGCCGACGCCTTGTCATAAAAGTTATATAGAATCGCGTGTGTTTCCTTCTTCGCCTCGGGATGAAACATAAAACCGTATACGCGGTTCTTCACGAATTCAAACGCAGCCGCGTGGCGTTTACCATCGCGGAACTCGCTAAACCACGCAATCTCTCGGACACCTGCTTTCTTGGCGGCAGGCGTCATCACCGGGAGGTCGTGGAAGTAGACATACGCATCTACTTTTCGGGTGTTTTCTTTACAATGAAATATCGGGTCATTTGAGAGTTCCACTTTTACATCCTTATTCCAATAACTATTGTATGGAATAAGGTCGCCCCCGTAATAGGTCATTAAAAATTGGCACCCGTGGCATATTCCTAGCACGGGTAACTTTGGAAAATGAAATAGGTAATACAGTTCTAATTCTAGTTCATCCTGTTTTTCTTCTGGGTGAATGCGATACACCGACCCGGGAATAATCAAACCGCATATATCTTTACGCTGAATCATTTCGGGGTCACATTTCGCTACGATTTCATACGGTATTTTTCGTGTCTTGAATATATCATATATCTGCTTCAGTTGGTTCACATTATTAGGTTTATTTCTCGTGATGATTAGTAACATCGCTCGCTCGGTTTCGCTCGGTTTCGCTCGGTTTCACTCGGTTTCGCTCGGTTTCGCTCGGTTTCACTCGGTTTCGCTCGGTTTCGCTCGGTTTCGCTACGCTACACTACACTACACTACACTACACTACACTATGCCCGGACAATTTTTCCGCCTTCAATGTATATCTTTTTATGAAACGAAGCCGCGAATTCAGAGTCGTGTGTCACCACAATCATCGTGGTCTTTTTCGCCATTTCGTCCATCATCTGGATGACATATTTCTTATGAAACGCATCCACGGCAGCGGTCGGTTCGTCCATAATCGTAATCGGTTTGTTACTCAAGTAGCTCCGCAATAAATAAATAATCTGGCGTTGTCCGCCGCTCAAGTTCTCGCCTCTCGCCCCCGCCATCGTATCCAGTCCCTGGGGCAGTTTCTTAAACACGTTCATTATTTTCAGGCGGTCCAGGATTTTGACCACTTCTTCTTTCGGCGTATCTGTGGCGTAGCATATATTATCCAGCACCGACCGATTGAATAACACCACTTTTTGTGACACAATGGATAATTTGCTTCGCAGGTATTCGCGGTCGATATTGCGACTATCTTCCCCGTCAAAAAGAATCTGCCCCTCGCTCGGCTTGAAGAACCCGGACAACAATTTTATAATGGTCGATTTTCCGCTGCCGTTTGTTCCGATAATGGCGACACGGTCGCGCGGGTTGATTTTGAAAGACACATTGTCGAGTGTTTTCGGATGGTCTTCACCGGAAATGTCGGTAGCAGCGGGCGCGGCCGCCGCGTATCTAAACGACACATTTTTGAACTCAATATCCCCCGTAATCGGTATATTTGTATTATGCCCAGTCGCCTCGGCCGTATCCACTAAAAGTTTGCGAATCGTCACTTCATTTTCGGCGAGTTTGCCATACTCCGCAATCACGAGAATGCTTCGATAGGACGATGTCTTGATATACCGAATAAAAAACAACATAATAATGATGACTTTTATCGTGGATGTGCTGTCGATTTTATGGCTTTTATACAAACGAAGTATGACGTATACGTAGGCAACCAGTATAAATGTAACGATGATTGACATCGCATATCCGCCCTTGGATGTGCTCCATAATTGTGTTTCGTGCGCTTCGTCGTATATACTGTGCTTATTCGTCAAGAATTCCTTCTCATCTTTGATTTTCTTGGTACATATAATACTAATAGAATTACTCAATACGTCGTCAATGTTCGACATTAATTGTTTCTCTTCGTTTTCACGTTGTTCGGACGTGTTCTTCGTATCCAATAAAATATAGTAATACGCGATGAAAAACAATACAAAAACGAGTAGCGTCATACCGCCAATCGTGGGGTCCAAATACATAATATATCCGAGAATTACGAATGTAGTAAGCACAAATGTAACAACCCAGTAAATAAACCGGCCGGTAAATGACGTCACGGTGTTCGGTATCTTCAATGTTTTGATGATGT